ATCTATGACTTCGAGTTCTACGGGTCTGGATCTCATATGGTCTATACTAATTAATAAATACTGTTGACATTTTAGTCAAGATAAGGTATTATAATTTGTCTGATAGTTCGAACAACGTTATATCTTTTCCAAAGTCTAACAAGAAGATTGTTATGGCAGCGGAGACTGTAGAACATATTCATAACAATCTCGAGATGATGAAACATTATCACATTCAAGAGACAATTCTTAATATGGCGCCAATCCTTTTCAACCAGTTAGACATCGCAGGTTTTGGAATGACCGACGATGAAGACGAGGATGTAAGGGATGGCGCTTTTATTGTTGAAGCATTAAGAGCAGTTATGTGTAAGTATTATGGTATCTACCATCCGTTCCAAACAATCATCGAGAATATCTTCGAAGATAAATTAACCGAAGAAGGTTCTTATAAGATTGTGGATTATCTAGAATTAGATCTAACTGAACCAGAAGAAACAGAAACTGAAACCGAATAGGTGATTTGTGATTATTGTTGACTTGAATCAGGTTATGTTATCCAATCTACTCATGCAGCTTGGTAATCATACCAATGCTCAAGTAGAAGAAAATATGGTTCGCCATATGATCTTAAACTCTCTCCGTTCTTATAAGGTAAAGTTCGGCGACGAATATGGCGAGATGGTTATCGCTTGCGACAATACCAACTACTGGCGTAAGCAGCGCTTCCCTTACTATAAAGCTAATCGTAAAAAGAATATTGAGGCTTCTGAGCTTAATTGGAAGAGCATTTTCGAATGCATGAATAAGATTCGTGCAGAGCTAAAAGAGTATTTCCCCTACCGAGTTCTTGATGTAGAGTCCGCAGAGGCTGACGATATTATCGCAACTCTTGTCTCTAAATTCGGTACAGAACTAAATACTGGCGAGAAGATTCTAATTCTTTCTGGTGACAAGGACTTCATTCAGTTGCATGTTTATGCCAACGTAGAACAGTATGACCCCACCCGTAAGAAGTGGATTAAACATGATGATCCAGAACGATATCTACACGAACATATTCTAAAGGGAGATGCAGGAGATGGTATTCCTAATGTTCTTTCTCCTGATAATGTTTTTGTTGTGGGTGATCGCCAGCGACCCCTGACAGCAAAGAAGCTAGAAAAGATTATGGGCACAGACCTAGAAGAAATGGATACTACTCTTGCCCGAAATTATTCTCGTAATGCTAACCTTATTGATCTCAGTTTTACCCCAGATACTATTCGTGAGAAAGTTATGGAACAATACAATGCTCAAGAAGGACGTGATCGCAGTAAACTACTAAATTACTTTATCGCAAACAAACTAAAAAATCTAACTGACCACTTGAGTGAGTTCTAAGGAGAAAATAATGGCTGTTCTCGGCATGTATGAATTTTTACATCGTGTATCTAAACTAAAAAAGACACAAGAAAAAGTAGACAATCTAAAAGCTAATGATACATTCGCACTAAGAATTATTCTTCAAGCTGCGTTTGACCCATCTATTAAGTTCCTTCTCCCAGAAGGCGAGCCTCCATATAAGCCAACCGAAGTAGTTGATCAGCAGCATGTGCTCCACAGAGAAGCAGAAAAGCTACGTTACTTCGTAGAAGGTTTCTATCCAGACCTCAACCAGAATAAGCGAGAGATGATGTTCATTGAAATGCTTGAACGTGTAGATCCTCTCGATGCAAAACTTCTAGTCGCAATCAAGGACAAGAAGATGCCATTCCCTGGCATTACAATCGGACATGTTAAAGAAGCACTACCAGGATTAATCGCAGAATGAGTAAGTCAGCATTAAAGAAGTTCAAGAAGAATGATTATTCAGACCGTGACGAGTATCATGATGATCCTCGTGAACGTGAGAACAAGCGCAAGGCAAAGCGTGAACAACGTGCGCTAAAGACAAAAGATATTTCTTCTCTTGTCGAGGAAGATTATGAATCTGGTGATGATTACCAGTTTATTTGGAATCAGGAAACTGACTAATGCCTATCTATAAGCTACGCAATACGCAGACTGAAGAAGAATGGGAAGAGCTAATTTCTATCTCTGAGATGGAACAGAAGTTAGCCGATCATCCTCATGTCGAACTTCTTATCAATGGAGCACCTATGGTTACTGGAACCATGGGAAAGAACACTCCCATGAAGACTAAGTATAAGGACTCTACTTCAGTAAAGAAACCTGTTCTAGATGCTACAAGTTATTCAGGAAACTAAATCAATGGATCCTTTACAGTTTTGTTATTGGCTGCAAGGTTTTGCAGAATTAAACAGTGGCACACCACCAAACGATATGCAGTGGAAAGCTATTAGAGATCATCTAGCAACAGTCTTTAATAAGGTTACTCCATCATATCCTGGACTTGGTCCTGATTGGCAAAAGGAAATCATTAAAGATTGGAAGCCTAATCCAAGTTCTGCTCCAGAAAATCCATATCCAAATAGAATAAATTTGCCACCTGTTTGGTATGGTCCAAATGTATCGCCTCCAACTACCCCATATACGGTTACTTGTAATAACTCAACAATGAGTATTTGCTAATGCCTACATATAAGTTTTTAAATAATGAGACTGGCGAAGAATATGAGGACTTCATGAGCATCAGTGCACTTGAAGTTTACCTTGAAGAGAATCCAAATGTAACACAACTCGTAAATGGCGCTCCTATGATCCATTCTGGCAGAGGCATGGGTAAACCCGATCAGGGTTTCCGTGATCTGCTTAAACATATGAAGAAGGGAAACCAAAAAGGTATTTCGAGGAGCACTATTAACACATTCTAGTAGAGGAAAAATGGAAGAAGAAACAAGAACACGTCGATTAACTCGCAAAGAAAAAAGACTTCTTCGTCAACAAGGTAAAGAACCAAAGGAAAATTACCAAGAGAAATTAAATTTTAATCTAAAACATTTTCATCCTCTTACAGAGAATCAGAAATTAGCATTTGATTCTTTTGATGACGATAAAAATCTAATGCTACATGGTATTGCTGGTACTGGTAAATCCTTTATGGCATTATACCTTTCTTTGAAACAGATCCTCAGCGATCCAGAATGTATCTATAAGAAAGTTGTTATTGTAAGATCTGTTGTTCCTACTAGAGATATGGGATTCCTTCCTGGTAGTGACAGAGAAAAGACTAAAGTTTATGAAGCGCCTTACTATGCCATCTGTACCGAGTTGTTCGGTAGAGGTGATGCATACGAGTATCTAAAGAAGAGAAACGTAGTTGAGTTTATCTCTACTTCTTTTATCAGAGGCATTACACTCAACGATTGTATTGTCGTTGTTGATGAGATGCAGAATGCTACTCTTCACGAGTTGGATTCTGTTATTACTCGTATTGGTCACAACTGTAAGGTAGTATTCTGCGGAGACTTCAGACAGTCAGACTTCACAAGAGAACACGAGAAGAGCGGTCTAACCGACTTCATGAGAGTGGTTCGCTCTATGAAATCTTTTGATCTAGTAGAATTCGAAGCCAAAGATATTGTTCGTTCTGCTCTTGTTAAAGAATACATCATCCTTAAAGACAAGATGAGAATTATAACGTAGGAGGAGTTGTGTCAAAAGATAAAAAGAAAAGTTATCGTTCGATCTTTATATCTGATGTGCACCTTGGAACCCGTCACTCTAACGCAAAATTGTTATTAGAATTTTTAAAAGAAACAGAAGCCGACAGATATTATCTTGTTGGTGATATCATTGATGGCTGGATGATGCGCAAAAACGTTTACTGGCCACAAGAACATAACGAAGTCGTGCAATTCTTTTTAAAACAGTCAAAGAAATCTGTTGAAGTTATTTTTGTCATAGGTAACCATGATGAGTTCCTTCGTGAATATTCGGGAACCGAGATGGGTAATATTAAACTGGTTAACGAAGTAATACATCATGGAGAAAATAATAAAAAATATCTAGTCATACATGGCGATCAGTTCGACCTTGTCACTAAAAACGCAAGATGGTTAGCATATATTGGCGGCTGGATGTATGATCGAATGATTGACATAAACCGTTATTTACAATGGGTTTATAATGCTCTTAACATAAATGGTTTCTCTCTATCTGCTTGGGCGAAATCTAATGTCAAAGAAGCAGTAAACTTCATTGGAGACTACGAAAAGGTAGTTGCCGATGCAGCCAAAAGGAGATGCGTCGATGGGGTTATTTGCGGTCATATACATTCTGTTAATATATCTACTATTGATGGTATTGAATACGTAAACTGCGGTGACTGGGTGGAATCCTGCACTGCCATTGTTGAACATTACAATGGTAAATTTGAGATCATAAGGAAACTATAATGAATATTACTATTTTTACTGATGCTTGGGATCCGCAGATCAATGGCGTTGTCACTACGCTGAAGACAACGATCAAGCATCTCGAATCACGAGGTCACGTAGTGAAGGTGATTCATCCTGGTCTCTATAAACTAACGATACCACTACAACCATCTACTGGCATTTTTATGCCAGTTTTGCCCATGGGTATTGCTGATGAAGAAGTAAAGAATGCTGACAAGATTCACATCTCAACAGAAGGAGCCATAGGTCTTGCCGCTAGATATAGCTGTAAAAAATACAAGAAGTCTTTTACAACTTCCTTTCACACTAAGTATCCGGAATACGTTAAGATACATACTGGTATTTCACCAAGAGTTAGCGGTGAGTATTTTCGTTGGTTCCATAGAGACAGCAGTGCTGTTATGGTTACAACCCCCAGTATGGTTGATTACTGTAAAGAATTGGGTATCAAACATCTAAAGATTTGGTCACGTGGCGTTGATACAAAACTGTTCCATCCAATTTACCCAAAGCCAAAGTCCGAACATATCTCGGCTGTATATTGCGGTAGAATATCAGCCGAGAAAAATTTAGAAGCATTTCTTTCTATCAATAATCCGTCAATCAGCAAAACTCTTATTGGCGATGGACCACAATTAGAAGAATACAAATCTAAATATCCAGAAGCTATCTTTCTCGGTAAGATGAACGCTAAACAAATTGCTGCAGAACTACCAAAGCATGACGTGTTTGCTTGGCCTTCTCTAACAGACACTTTTGGTTTAGTGGTGTTAGAAGGAATGGCATGCGGATTACCTGTAGCAGCATTTAGAAATGATGTCAACGAATATATCATAGACGAAAAGTCAGGTGCGTTGATGGATTGGGATTTTGAAGAAGGTATATTGGTCGCCAAAACACTAAAACCAGAGGACGCTGTTGCTCGTGCAGCTAAATTCTCTTGGGAAGCGGCGACAGATCAGTTCTTGGAGAACCTATCATGACAGAAGCAAAAGACATTATCAAAGCATGGGACTATTGGCCAGCGCCGCCAATAGATAAGATTGCTAAGTTCCATTACATCGATGTCGGTAGAGAACCAGACACCAATCTAACTGCTACAATGCCAGATATGCATTCTTGGTTTGCTTGGGATCAGAGCAGTCAGTCTATTTTATATGTCGATTATGACAAGGATATGAAATGGAAAGACACTTGGTATCTACGTTACAAACTTGGTTATGGTATTGCTGAATGGCGAGACGATAATATCGTTGATAAAGAAAGTATCTTTACTAAGATCTTTGGAAACAGAAACAAGATTGTATTCCAAGATAAGAATCCTATATGGTGGGGCAACTATTGCGAGATTGGTAAAGAATATGAGAACAATCCTAGGTCAGACTTCTTTGCTTGTTCGCCACCACAGTTACTAAATGGTATACAGTCTTTCGTTTATGAGAGAAAGATTGATAAGTGGACCAATGCATTCGGCGAAACATATAAAGACGTCGTCACATTAGTGTATCAACAAGCATGGGGATCTAAGGTTGGTGGTGCCAGATATTGGATGGCCAGAGGTATTGGCCCCGTAGCAGTTCAGTGGATCTCAACCGTTAAAGAAGCGTCTGGAAATAAGATATATATAACTAATAGAATGGATGCGAAATATAGAATGGAAAACGGATTTGCGAAAGATATTCAAACATAATATAGTCCCAGAAGTAGATATTACTACTGAGACTATTGACGGTAAAAGATATTATGTGTTACCGAATGGACAAAAGTTTCGTTCGGTAACTACTGTATTAGATTCAGCCCTAGACAAAACTGCACTAATGGAGTGGAAGAAACGTGTCGGTCACGAAGAAGCTCAAAAGATTACTGTCCAAGCTGCTCGTCGTGGAACCGCCGTACATTCCATCGCAGAGCGTTATGTCCTCAATGAAGAGAATTATCTTCGGGGTGCTATGCCTTCTGGAATTGATTCTTTTAAAGGTATTCAATCGCTCTTAGACAAACACGTCGATAACATTCTTGGTATCGAGTTGCCTTTATATTCTGTTGCCATGAGAACTGCTGGGCGCTGCGATCTTATTGCAGAGTTTAATGGTATACCTTCTGTGATTGATTTCAAAACAAGTCGTAAAACAAAAAAGGAGGAGTGGATTGAATCCTACTTCCTCCAGACAACTTGTTACTCGATGATGTTCGAATGGATCTATAAAATAAAAATCCCGCAGATCGCAATACTAATAGCAGTGGACAACGAGCAGCCACAACTATTTGTAAAGGATCGTGCGGAATATGTTAATAGAGTATTAGAGATCTTTACACAACCTACATAGAGCCGTAGGCGTTTTCTTCTTCGAGAGAGAATACTGTTCTCTTAATACCAAAGTGTTCGATCGCTTTCTGGCACCCCGGACAAGGTTCGGCCAGTCCACTTACCCACCCAGTGTCTCCCTTGTTTTGTTTCTTAACACGGTAGACATATAGGGTGGCATCTTTTAGATCATCTTCTTCGACAACTTTCAATGCTTTGATAATACAATCCACCTCTGCGTGTTTAAAGATCGCATCGATATTCTTTGCGAACCTTTTCTGCAGAGGATGGGATTTATCTGAGTTGAAACCGACAGAGATAATCTCGTTACGAAGAACGAGACACGCTGCCAGTTTCATCTTCATATTATTGGAAGTAGCTAGTCTACGGACAAAGTCCATATATTTCTTATCACGAGAACTCATCTGAGTATCCTAGATTACGAAAGTCTCGGGCGTAGATCTTTCGAACCATATCCACGCTTTCCGAATCATAATCATTATTATACTCTTCTTTTGAATAAGAGCCAACGTTTATTTTTGGTATACGAATGTTTAGATCTACCTCGAGCTCCCAGAGCTCTTCGTATCTGTAGATCTTATCCATCTCTGTTATATCTTCTTCAAAGATATAAAAAGATTGATCGTATTTCATAAGAGGAGTTTTCTCGGTAACTTCTCCTACCATAATCATGGACAAAAAGTTTTTAAAAGATATTTGTATTTGATTGAATCGCAAAAAATGATGATAATAACTATACGCTCTTGTGAAGGGATTTCTTACGACAGAGAACTTGAAGACTTCTGGAGTAATGTTATTATTAAGTTTGAGAACATGATAAGGATCGTGACCGATATGCCATGTTCTTAACCATGGTTGTTCTCTAAGTTGAGACCTGATAGCGATGCCACCAGTCTTAGGTATATGAACAAAGAGAAGAGGGGGAAGATCCCCCTCTACATTAGTAATCATAACGCTCGTTCATGATAGTGTCGAGCATAATCGATTCGGGAGTAAAGGTCTCTACGTTAGCCAAACCCTTCACCAGTGCTGGCGAGAATCCAGAAACAAGAGCAACTCCAGAAGTATCATACTTCACAGGCTGATTACCATACGCAGCATTTAGATTCCAGAACACGATCTTTGGTAGATCATAACCAGCATCCTGATACTTACGAGCAATCATCTGTAATGCGCTATCGTCGAAACGAGTGCACTGGTTGAACTGCATGTCTGATAGAATAAGCAGCATGTCAGGCATTTCTTCCTGAGGCACATTACCCTTCTTAGCTACATCAAGAACCTTATCCAGAGCACGGTGCAGATCAGTAGACATAGCCCACTTAGACTGAACCATCTGCTGGCACTTCTGAACGATATTACCGTTTAGGTGCAGCAACTGTGGGTTGTCGCTGAAAGTCAAGAAGGTATCCTTGAACGCTCCAGTGTTCTTGTCTGCAAGATACAGACCAAGAGACACAGCAACGTCAATGCAAGTAGTACCACTCTTTGAGTTGTATCCACCAGCAGGAGTGGTCATTGAACCAGAAACGTCAACCAAAGGTAGGATACGGGCATCCCCAACGAAGTTAGGAAGAGCATCCCACTGAGCCTGAAGATGTCCAAGTTCAGTGGCATCATAGTCGTTTGACCAACGATATGAACATAGACCCTTTAGAACATCGTAAGGATACACAGCACCAGCGTTCACCTTTACGCCAGCTTCGCCCTTTACGAGCTTCTGAACATACTCAGCAAACTTTACAGAGTGCTTGTTGAATGCCTTCTTGTAACGAGAAGCAGCAAGAGAAGGAACCTTGTTGTAGTCGATCTCTTCCCACTGCTTTGCGCACATCTGAGTTTCAACAACGTTGGTTAGATTAACCAAAGTCTTACGATACTGCTTTGGAGTCATACCAAGGAATGCACGTAGCTCTGCAGCCACTTCACCCTTACGAGGCATCCACTTAGCAACTAGACCAGCAGTATTCTGGTTAGACAATCCTTCACGGATAAACTCGAACGCTTCCTTACGGACATCGCCCTTTGCAGTTAGGAGATCATCCCAACGACCAAGTTCCGGAACCTTATGCACGATACGAGCAGCAAGTGCAGGATCGTTGTCGCATAGGTACTGGAAAATATCACGGAAGATCTTACGTTCACCAGATCCACCACGAGCATCACGTGCCCATAGAGCAATACGAGTTGCAAGTTCCTTGTTGGTAACATATGCAGCTACGAAAGCAGGGATGATATCCTTACCACGAGAAGCACCAATGTTGAAGTATAGATCAACTAGCGGAGACGCAGTTGACTTCAGAGCCTTCATACCATTTTCAGTACGTGCTTCCTGATTCTTCACGGCATTAACAAAAGTAGACATTTCACTTTCCTTTTCTACAGATTGAACTTTGAGTCAAATTATCAGTTTGATTTTCATTGGATTGCTGAACTCAATCTAAAATTAACAGGATAGATTTTACGTGCTCTACCGACTGAGCTACTCCCCCATAGGGAAGGTGGGGCTCGAACCCACGACCACGGCTGTGTAAAAGCAAAACATTGCGGAAACTATCCTAAAACTCTATATTACTATTATACTACACTTTGCTTAGAAGTCAAGCAAAAATAACAGGATAACATCTTTCTTCGATTACAAGTCGAGTGCTTATTCAGCGATGGTTTGCTGTAGTTATCCTAGAACTAACGGGATCAACTTGGCTTGTTTGTGAGCAACAGTTGAATGCTGAACTGATCCCAAAACTTTATACAACAGGATATATTTTTTAGCTCCATGGCTATTAACCACGATAGGATTTGAACCTATTATCTTCTGTAATAATACAGATGCTTCGACCGAAGTGTTTGCTGAAAATATCCTAAAACTAAACTGGATGGTTGAAGGAATTTTTATTATTGTTCTGGAGAGACCGATTAACTCGTACGAGTATATCCTTCAACTCTCCCTATCTAATGATTCTCACTAGCAATATTTTCTCTCACCGTAGTGGAGAAACTCTCTGAACAGTAAGAACCAAAGTTCTTACATCGGAGGAGCCTTACGACTCCGAGTGGTTTGCTGTATCCATCCACAATAAAACAGGATCAACTTGCATTTTTCGTTCAAAGAAAAGTAGTTATTGCTGAACTGATCCTAAAATTTGGAGCGGGCGACCAGAATCGAACTGGCGACCAACAGTTTGGAAGACTGTGACTCTACCCCTGAGTTACACCCGCAAACCCCATTTAATTTTCAACCAAATCCTTTCATGAATATAATAATCTATACTAAGAAGAAGATGAAGTATTGTAGCAAATCCTGTAGACTTGCCAATGTCACCAGTAAAAACGAAAGTCCAGAATATCGTAAACACCCATGCGGTTAAACGATAACTAATCATTCTTACTACTGTACGTTTATGAGTTTCTTGTATCATTGAGATAACATATTTATATCAGAAAGAATAAAACCAGCGACTATCATCAGTCCAAAGAAACAAATAATTTTGATTATTGCGCTCAATTTATGATTCATAATATATCCTCGATTGGATCAGGAACCTGGACTCGAACCAAGATTAACGGAGTCAGAGTCCGTGGTTTTACCGATTAAACTATTCCTGAATGGTGCTGGCAGAAGGAATCGAACCCTCGACCTGATGCTTACAAGGCAACTGCTCTACCGTCTGAGCTATACCAGCGTTATTGACACACGGTGATCATAATAGGATCACCAAAAATATATCCCAGCGTATCCCATGGATCAGGATATGAAGTGCAAACTGGTTGAACAGGAACTTGCTGAACAACTACCGTTGGCGTAACTGGCATCATGTAAACTTGATTACTGACAATGCCAACTCCATTGGGAACGTATTGTGGAGGAATAACCTGCACAACTGGTGCTGGAGCAACTACAACAGGAGCAGGTCTTACGACCTTCTTAACAACTCGAGTTGTCTTGTATGTGATAGTGCAACCATTACATACATCGATCTCTTGACCTGCATAAGCAGGAGTAGCGAAGAGAATAAGAGCGAGAGCGAGCTTCTTAATATCCATAGTAGTATCCTGACGGACCAGAGTAATACTGATAGCGAACTCCCGGATAGGGACCATACGCATAGCCTGGACCAGTCGAGTAATATGGATACGGAGCGCCACGATAATACGGACCAGAAGCTAGACCACCAATGAGACCACCAAGAGCAAAACCAGCAATGGCAGCACCACCGTAACCCCATCCTCCGCCATAGCCCCATCCGCCACGATACCAGGCATTAGCAGGAGTAGTAAGTATACCTAAAACAGCGGCAATAGCAACAATCTTTTTCATCTTCATCTCCATAAGATAGCAGATTAACCTTTGATCTACACGAGACTATTTCTGGCGTCCATCCCAATCTATAATTCTATTATACCCTATTTATCCTACTAGTCAACAAGTAACTGTCTTTTTGTCTGAAAAAGATACTGCTCTCTAATTTTATCGCCAAGTTCTATATAACAACAATCGCCGCAATTCCTACCAGTAACGAGATAGTTAAGGACAGCATTTTTATAATTTGCTATGCGGTCTCCAACATTAAGAGCTCTCACATCAACCCCAAACCGATGTAACAAAGATATAGAGTTATCAATGTAATACATATCTGAGTTATGGTCAAGTTTACATTCTCGGAGAAACTCTGCGTATTTATCAGGAGATAACTTACCAAGACTATAAAGAACAGAATAAACGGTACCAAGTTTATTACCAAGGTTTCCGGATTTAAAAATGTCGCCCACATCCGATACAAGGCCATTGTATGAGATATCCTCTATAGAAGTCTTGTCCCAGATAAAGTTCCAATCGTTCTTGATCATATACTCTAGTAACATATACAAACAGCTTGGTTCGCCCAGTTCTAGATATTTAATCCTATCACATTTATAATTTAAAACAAAATAGTATTGCTGATTATCTTTATCGTAATTTACTGCTTTGATAACTTTAACAGAAGACAAATCAAATTCTTCTGAGTTTTCAATAATAGATAATTCTTTTACGCCACAAGAGCCAATGAAGTCTGTAAACTGTGGCTGATATTTCTCTTGAAAGATACCACTCTTATTATTGAACGCCCACTTACGAGCGTATGGTCCCATATAAAAAACGTCAGAGAAATCTACAACATCATAACCGTAAGTATTTACGATTGGATTACTATCCAAAAACTGGCCATGATATGGAGCACCAGCGCCTTTGTAATAATACTCTTTACCTTTCGACACTCTTCCATTTACATGCTGCAGGTCATCATCAATCTCTAGTTTGTCTACTACTTGGCCAACAGAATTATAAATTGGAACAGTTGTCATAATCACTCGCTGTAATGCATATACGAACTTAGTAAATACTTATCGCCTCTTAATACTGCCTCGCCTGCATGCGGATACATCCAGAAAGGAGGGAACATTAACAGCTTACCTTTTGCTGGTTCGTAATGCAGATTGATATTCGTTATACAGGTATTTCCGCCACTCTCTGGTCTGTTTAGATACCAAAAGAAAATCATAAACCGTTTGCCAGAAATAAGATCATTCGAATCGATATGTTCATCGAACCGATCTATTGACTGTCTGTTAGGATACTCTCTGCCATCCGAATAATGTTTGATTCTAAACTCTTCGAATGCGAAATTCTTTGGCCAGAACCTAGTCTCCGGAACTTCCTTACGATATCTCTCGATACCATCGAATGCACGTTCAACTAGATGCTGATGTAGTGTAGGATGTATTAGTTTATGACGACTAAAATTCATCTGCGTCATATTCGGAAAACCGTCATCATCATATCTGATATGAAGATCTGGTTTCCATTTAAACATCGCAATCAATTCATCGCAAATATCTTCTCCCAAATGATTGGGATAGACCTTGCAATAATCATGTATGAAGGCAGACATACAACATCCTAAAAATGGCTCCCTGAGAAGGATTCGAACCTCCGGCCAAGTCGTTAACAGCGACCTGCTCTACCACTGAGCTACCAGGGAATATTCATTCTAAGAGATTATCTAAAACCTCTTCCATAAACTGTTTTCTAAGTTTTGATTTTCTAAACAAGTCATAATAATATTCTAAAGGACTAATCAAAGGATATTTATTATTTCTTGCAGACAAATTTCGTTGCATCAAATGTAAAATTTTCTCTGATGGATAGAACTTTACCAGTTCTACATTTTCATCGGTCATAAACTTTACATTAAGATAAGGATCTCCACGTTTTAAAGTTACCTCATTATATCCGTTCCTCACGAAAAAGGCAAACTCTATGTTTCTAATCCATTCATATATATTAAACTGTCCTGGCATACCAATGGTTGTTTTACCAAACTCGGTATCGCCGAGATACGTAGGAGTCGTCTGAATCTCTACGCTTTGTTCTGGAATAAACCAATAGTATAAATTAAGAGAGATCAATCTCTCTTTTGCCATTCTAACTCTAACAACATCATCAAAAAATTTCTGATCATACATATCAGAATAGACATCGCCATCGTCAGTAAATTTTAAAGTGTAATCAATAGGAAATCTTAACTCATACGAATTATGAATTCTTCTTTTCATACTAGGACAATACTTAAAATTGTCCAACGGTTTTAGATCGTTCGAAGGTAATTTATTAAACAGTTCCGAAGTTTTCATCGGTTCGTAATAATTCAAAAACTGGAGCGAATGATTATCACTCTCATTTACATTGAATGTATTTACTGCTGTCCAATAAACTTTCATAACAACCTCAATGGTACTGGGACCAGGTATCGATCCTGAACTACAAGCTCCACAAACTCGTGTGCTACCACTACACTATCCCAGCAAACTGGATCGGGGACAAGGACTCGAACCCTGATAGACAGAACCAAAATCTGCCGTTCTACCAATTAAACTATCCCCGAACAAAAATGGTGCCGAGAGTAGGGTTCGAACCTACCGTGCTATAAGCGTCCGATTTACAGTCGGGTGCCCGTCCACTCAGGCGGTCTCGGCATTAATGGAGT